GTCCTATTGGGCACGATGGCTTTCGATGCCGATCAAGTGATCGGTGCCGGACAAGATAACTTCGTTCTTACCTATGATAATGCCACCGGCACTATCGGATTGGAAGTTGCCGCAGGTGGCGGCGGTGGACTTGCTGATATAGTAGACGATATAACCCCACAACTTGGCGGTGCATTGGATGTCAATGGCAATGCCATTGTTTCATTAGCAAATGCTAATATTAACATAACACCTAATGGTACCGGAAATGTCCTATTGGGCACGATGGCTTTCGATGCCGATCAAGTGATCGGTGCCGGACAAGATAACTTCGTTCTTACCTATGATAATGCCACCGGCACTATCGGATTGGAAGTTGCCGCAGGTGGCGGCGGTGCATCCCCCCCTACTATTAATACACAAACCACCGATTATACTTTATTATTAACTGATGCAAATGATTATATTAGATTTAATAGTAATAATGATACTACATTAACCGTTCCTTTAAATGCAACAGCTGCATTTGCGATTGGAGATAGCATTGAAATTGCAACGATTGGTGGTGGTGTAACTACAATTACTGCGGCACCCGGAGTGATTCTTAATTTCCCTCATCTTACATATGACCGAATGCACCGTGGTCGATCACGAATATTAAAAGTAGGAACGGATGAATGGGATATAATTGGTGCAGATTTATATGAACCTGGTGATATTCGCAATTACAAATTTACCGCAGAATATTTGGTGGATGATGATAACTTAAATGATATTGCATTTAGTACGGATGGTACTAGAATGTTTGTTATTGGGCAATCACAGGATAGAGTAGTTGAATATACCCTATCAGTTGGTTTTGACTTAACCAGTACGGTTACCCCTACGGGCGCTACATTAAATACTATTGAACTCGCACCGGAAGCACTATCATTTTCTAATGATGGGCAAAGTCTTTATATAGTGGGGAATAATAGTGATTTGATTCGACAATATACCCTTTCTACCGGTTTTGATTTATCAACGGTATCCGGCGTGGTATTCACATTCGGAACAATCGCAAACCCTCGCGGTTTATATGTGACAAATGATGGATTAGATATGTATGTTACGGATGATAGTGTTGACACTGTAAGAAGATATACAATGAGCGTTGCCCACCAAGTCGATACCGCAACCCTTATAACTACATATAGCTTAGGTATAGCTGGCCCGACCTCACCTTCGGGTGTCTGGATGTCTGATGATGGTTTGCGAATGTATATATCAAATACTTCAGCGAGCGGCCCGGAAGTTGTAAAATTGACACTAACCACCCCCCGTGATCTGAGTACCGCTATTGTATCTGATGTTATTGATCAAGTTCGGTCAGACACAGGGTTTATGGAAGGTATTGCACTACCGTCGAACGAGTCCAAATTCTTTCTTATGTATAGGGATTCAGGACGTAATGCGGTGATTGAATATTCATTAATGCAATAATATTATGAAAACCCTAATATACCAAGTCAAAGTCGGAACGGTTCCACCATTTTACGACATATGCATAGAATCCGTGGCTCGCTATTGTAAAATACATAATATAACGCATATTGTTCAAACTGAACCGAAATTAAAAATAAGACCATTGAACTCACAGCGTAGCATTCAAGCGGTAGAACGCCTTGGATACCTGCCCATTTTCGAAAAAGAAGTAGCATTTGAATATCTTGATGAATACGATGCAACTTGCATCATAGATGCAGATATCTATATTCGTGATAATTCACCTAATATTTTTGATCAATTGGACAATGACACAGTGTTTGCCGGGGTTTTAGAAAAAGATATGCCGCTCACCACACAATATATTAATAAAATTAAAGCATATAGTACTGGACAATATTCCAACGTTGCTAATCGTAATTGGGGGCATACCCCAACATTTGGGTATGAATTTTATAATATGGGACTTATGCTATTTTCAAATAAAATAAAAAGGTATTTGAATGGTCAAACCCCAAAGGAGTTTATTCAGCGGTCCGAATTTGAAAAATATGTAAATGGTTATGGTAATTTTAAATGGAGTACGGATCAAACACTTTTGAATGTATGGGTTCGTGATTCTGGAATGCAATTAAAAAACTTAAATTGGAAATGGAATGCATTGTTTAAGGGGGTTCGGGATGAGGTATTATCAGAATCCTACTTTATACATTTCTTCTTATCTAATGTTTTACCACAGAAGGGACAAGAAATTCCTAAAATAATAAACGACCTTTCACGCGCTAATAATATCAGAGGTCACGGATAATTGAAATCATTTGTAATAACACTTAAGAATCATGAATATTCCAATGTAGTTGCTAATCGATGTATTGCTAGTGGCGAACAATATAATATAGTGATCGAAAAGTTCAATGCAATTCATAAGAATAATGCATACGCAACAATGGAGTCATATGGATTAAACTGGTCATGGGCTAAAAACAACACACAGCGTGTGAAATGTCCTAACACTAATCTCACACAATTTCCATATACCACTAGTGATTTACGAACTAAAATTGGTTGTTCAATGTCACATTATTTATTATGGCGGAAATGCGTAGAACTAGATGAACCTATTCTTATTCTTGAGCATGATGCCGTTTTTTTAAGACCGTTACCAGATATTACGTTCAACGGAATTTGTCAAATTAATAATCCCGAAAATGCCACCCGTAATGGGAAATGGTGGGCTAAGCAAATGATAACTAGAAATATAAATGGTACACATGAAAAGACATGGGCATCTACTGCTAATAACCGTGATATACCGGATGGATTGGCAGGAAATAGTGCGTATTTGATCAAACCATGGGCGGCACAAGAGTGCATAGATAAGTTCCATACGCTAGGGGTTTGGCCGAATGATGCAACAATATGTAAACAACTGTTTCCATATTTAGAAGAATATTATCCATTTATAACAAAGGTAATACAAACACATTCAACTACTATTGATGATTAAAGTGGTTGCTAGTGTTCGGCACTTTGGATAAATACGTTGAATACAAAAAAAGGAGAAAAAGCATGACATGTTTAATTATAACAGCTGTAATAGCCGCGATACTATATTTAATTTTTAAAGAAAAAGACATTTGGCCACAGTAAAACATCTTGAAGCGCCCACTTCCAAATCAGCGGACTGAAGTCGGAAGTGGTATTTCGGCAACTTGGATAAATAGTTCTTTTTAGTGCAAAGGTTGCTAATAGTGATTGTGGTTGGGTGACATTACGACCGCAGAATGAATATAAGGAATGTGAACAATAATGACAACACCTACCCGTGGACCTGTAATTGACTTAACATTGAGTGATATATGTACTTTTCAAAACGTTGACTGTACTGATATACAAAATAATGATATATTGGTATGGGATTCAACAGCATTGGATGGCGCAGGCGCATTTATACCACTATCAGTATTTGCACCACCCGTAGTATGTGGTGGTTCCGGTATATGGACAGAAAACACATTGTTCACTACCGATACCGGACTGCCTTGGAACCGTGTTGTAGCCATTAGTGGTGATACTTTTGTTACAGGTAATGGTAATGCGGATGGTAATGCTGCGTTTACGCACGGTGAAGTACAAGTATATAGATACGATGGTGCCACATGGGCACTTGAACAGAATATTTTTGCAGGTGGAGGAGGGGCGGTTACCGTTCCGGGGAATTTTGGATCAGGGGTTGGACTAAGCAGTGATACAAATAATTTAATAATTAGTAATTCTGGTGTTTCTACAACCGCAATAGAAGTGTATTTACGCACCGGTAGTGCATGGGCACTTACCAATACGTTAACTATATCTAATGTAACAACCAATAACGATATGGTGGATTCTTCACTTTCTTTATCAAACGATGACAATACGTTTGCTATTGGTACCCCACGTGTTAGTGGTTCTTTTTCAAATGAGGGCCAAGTGGCTATTTTTACGAAAACGGGTGGCACATGGTCGGAACAGACAATAATTACAGCCCCTGCCCCTACTACTAATGGACAGTTCGGAAGCGAAGTGTATATAAAGGATAATGACTTATTAATTAATGAAGCTGGAAAAAACGAAGTACATCACTATACGTGGTCGGGTAGTATATGGAATTTAAGTCAAACCATTTCAGGTATATCAACTAACTTCGCGCCTAATCAAATAGATATTAATGATAATTATTTAGCATTGGGCAGCACCGGTAGTAATGAAGTACATATTTTTATCCGTGAAAATATGGGAAGTCCTTGGATTATACAACAAATAATATCCGGTTCTGGTGGATTCGGGACCAGTGTAGCGTTCCATAATGGAGTATTGCCACAGCTTTACATAGGTGCCAATTCAAACACAATTGGAACGAGTACGAGACGTGGTACCGTATCTGTTTGGAATAGGACGGGGACAACATGGTCAGAAACACAAATATTCCAAGGCAGTGCGGCGAACCCGGATAGTGGTTTTGGTTGGGGGATTGCGGTAGACTGTTCTAATTTAGCAATTATTGATCAACGTAATGATGCGTACATATATACCGATTAACCATTATAATTACATTTTTAATTTGGAAGTGGTCTTCCGGGAACTTGGATAATTAACGATGGTGAACTATGTAGATGACAACTGGATCGATCACGACGGTTGCTAACCATTGCGTTAAATACAACAAAAATTGACAAACTGCGACGGGTCATGTTACATTTAATAGTTGAAACGTGTCTTTGTATGCGCAAATAAATATAAATATGTTATATGAAAAGCGAATTAATTTATCGGAATGAAGGCATTTATAATTTATATTCCCAACGTGCAATCAATCGAATATGCGCGCTCGGCAAAACAATCGTTTTTAGAATTTACTGGATGGTCACCAGAATTATTTCTTGGCATAACACCAGAAACATTATCCGTGGTGGAATCACAATATAATATTAAAACCAAGCTGCATTCACGTGCCACTGATTTTTATAACAATAACTACGCGACGTACATCACTAAAAAATGTTGTTCATTAAACCATTATAGATTATTTAAAAAATGTGTTATGCTAAATGAACCAATTGCAATAATTGAGCACGATGCGCATTGTATTGGTGATTGGCAATATGAAGTTTTTGATGATATCCTTGTTATGAATATTTGCTCAGCGTTAACACAAGCAACACTATTGCCAATTGTCAACATGAATAAATGTCCTACTATTCCGGGAATAAATAATATAAATATTAATGGACTTAGTTATCGACATGATCCAGATATAAACGGTGCGCATATGATGCCAGGCACAGCATCATATGCAGTAACACCACAAGGTGCGAAAAAAATGATAGATGTGTATGAAAAAATAGGTTGGGAGCAAAGCGATTTTATAATTAACACCGCTTATGTCACTATTCAGACTATTGTTCCAGAATTATTTACGTTTAAATTACCTAATTTATCAATGTCGCATGGTATTTCGTCAATTTAGATAAAGGAAATCGAATATGATGTTTGGTAGCAATGTCGGAAGTAATGAAACGTGGAAACGTATTCCAAATAATTCGGTTGGGGTTGAATTAGGGGTATGGAAAGGCGAAAGTAGTGTTAAATTTTTAAAACGTGCGAAGCATTTACATTTAGTTGATCCATGGTCTGTTGTAGCATATGAGAATTCGGATGAATTTGGTGATTATTCAGACTATTTAGCCCGGTATTCTAAAATAGTGGGATCACAAAATCCTGATGACTTTCAACGTTACTATGACAATATTGCACAAATGGTTACCCAACAGTTCAAAGATAACCCGGTTTCCATACATCGTCAAACAACAGATCAATTTTTTATGACGTTTACTGAAACTGTTGATTGGGTATACGTAGATGCGCTTCATAGTTTTGACGGCTGTTTATCCGATTTGCGCAATTCATTAAAGATTATTAAAAAAGGTGGTTCAATATTTGGGGATGATTATGGGAATAAGCCGGGGGTAGTGGCAGCGGTAGATGCATTTATTCTTGAAACCGGCTTGAAATTAGATAATTTTTATACAACCCAATTTGAGATAAAAGTATAATATAATGTTATCCTAAATTGCCGGAATACCACTTCCAAATTAAGTTACTGTTTTGGTGGTGGTCGTTTCAATGATTAGCACCTGACGAAAGATCAAGCAAATGACAAGACCATTTGCTTGTAGGAGACAGACCCACATGAAAGCATATATTGTAACATTATTTAATCTTCCTGAATCGATTAAGTTTGCGGAACGGTGTAAACGGTCGGCAGCAGTATTTGACATTGATGCTGAATTATACCCAGCTGTATGGCGTGATATCGCACAAGCTGAAGCAATTAAAGAGAATCTAACGGTTTCCAATTTTGATACGAGCTTTTCAAATATTGATTCCGTTATTGGCAACTTTATAACACAATATCGAATATGGAGAACAATTGCGGTGTCTTCCAATCCCGGCATTGTGCTAGAACACGATGCATTATTTTTTGCTAAATTACCAGACTTAGAAAATAAAGGCGATATTATCAATCTTGGTAGACCAAGCTATGGCGCATACAATGCAAAACAGTCTCCCGGCGTATATCCAATGTTTTCTAAAACTGGCGGATATATTCCAGGTGCTCATTGTTATTACCTAACACCCAATGGCGCTAATCAATTGATATCCTTTGCTAAAATACATGGTATAGCACCATGTGATTTATTTTTAAATCGACGCAATTTCCCGAATATCAAAGAAATATATCCTTGGATAGCGGAAGCGGATGATGAATTCACAACAATTCAACACGAAAAAGGCTGTACTGCAAAGCATAATTATAATTCAAACTATATAATATTGAAATGAATCCAAATGACTATGACAAAACCGCGTATATTGTAGGTGGTGGTTCATCACTTATCGGCTTTGATTGGAAGATATTAGATGATCCTACTAAGTTTGTTGTGGCTATTAACAGTAGTCATTTAGTATTGCCCAATTGTAATTTGATTTACCTAACTGACCCACCGTACATTGAATCAAATTTAACAACATTAACTAACCATTCGGCCCCTGTTTGGCAAGGGGTATTGAATATGAATGTTCCTCCAAAGCTTCCTGTTGTGGATAAGCAAATACATTTAGTCGCAGCCAACGGATTCATAGATGACCCAGATCCATATAAAGTAGCACACGGGTCTAATAGTACGTTCGCATGTTTACAGCTTCTTGTGAAACTTGGTTGGACAACTATATATCTATTAGGCATAGATATGAAATGGGGGACATGTGGTGATAAAAATACGTCACACTGGCATTCCGATTTACACCCCCACAGTAACATTGATTCCGAAATTGTTTACCGAACAATGCTTGCTAACTATAACACAATCAAACAGCCGCTATTAGATCGTGGAATAACGGTAATAAATGTAAACACAGAAAATGGTACAATGCTTAAAGTGTTCCCCATACAGTCATTAGAGTCTACGTTCGGAATTACTAATATAAATAGTAGTCGATGACAACTTGAAGCGAGCTGAATTTGGAAGTGGTCGCTTCAAACCCCGTGCATTGCGCGTTCATATCGCTTATGTAAGTCGTCCGGTCCATCAACCAAGTCAAAATATTCAAGATATCCGCGTAATGAAATAAATCCACCCTGTTCGGTAGTAATACATGGTTGACCGCGATAAAACGTAGGAAGAACGGTATAGTGGTTGCCTTTTTTTGTCCAAGTATTACCTGTAATATGACTAACTAAATCCTTGGTACCAATGAGTACATCGCCCGGCTTAAGCATATTTACATAGTTATTTTCCATTATCTTTTCCAGTGTTGGGTGGGATTACAGTTATATCATAATAAGTATATTGTATTTGTTCATAATTTACTTGTAATTTGCCACAAATCGTATATATTCCGGGTTCAAACCCTATTTCTTTTTCTAACATTAGACCATCAATCCACGTAGTGATGCCTATTTGTTGAATATCATTGAGAACCACATTTGTTTTTAACTTACTGGCAACATCTTCTTCGTTTATAGTTAACAATGCTATGCCAGTAATACCAATTACAAAATTTAGACTAAAAATTACCATTATTCCATAACCCCCATCGCATACGAATACCGGGCAATGATGTTTTCATCGGACGCGGGTACAATAAACCAATCTCTAAGCATATCATCATCAACATGCCAAGCCGTGCCCAAATTATCAATAATCATCTTCCCAGTTACATCACCAAAATTAATAATATATACCTTATCGGCAGTAAATGATACTTGATTAGTGAGTTCAAGTTCCTTAGTTGCTTTTAGTTTACTTCCAATTTTATATTCCATGTGAATTCCTCTATGATGGAACAATAATATGAAATATTACGGGAGATGTCAATGCAGCAACGAACATTCTCCGCTTGGGAAGTCAAGCGCTGGTAGTAGGAGTCTGTGGAAACACAGAAGACACAATGGGTGACCATTGTGCGAATCCACTTCCAAATCAAAGATTTGGAAGTGGTCGCTTCAACCATTAAAAAAGGCCCAACATTTGGGCCTTTTTCGTTAAGTTGCTGATTTAATTAGCTATCAGCCCCCTTCTTGGGTGCTTTTGTTTTAGGTGTGGATGTTTTAGCTACACTTTCAACAACAACATTGTTTAACTCCATTGATTTCATTTCTGATTCATTTGTGGTATTCACGCTGCCTGTGCCCACGCTACCCAATCGTGGATTCATAATAACACCACGATCCGAAATGACTTTTACTAATTGATGGAAGTATTCAAGTGCATTCATTCCATTGTTAAGTGTTACTTGGCTCATCAAGTCCCATAATTCAAATGATTCCGCATTTCGACTATACAGAATTTTACTTAAGCGCGATTTATCAATTGAGTCCAAATGCGAAATTTCTAAATAATAAGTATTTCCAAATTCATCTTCTTTGAATACCGCACATTCATATAAAACACCATCATTTTTCAAATCAATCCATTTTACATGTGGGACTTGGCTTTCCCTCTTTGCTATAGACATATTTAACGCTCCTTGTAATAGTTCGTTTCCTATATCTATTTAGTCATGTTTTTGTGGTGTGAGACTTTTTTGGAATGATTAGTTAATATATTAGGTACATATGGGCGGAGAACCTTCCATTGGTGGCGATCCTGGTTGTGTGTTACAGCTTTCCGGTGCATTTATCGTGTCAAATGCAACCCAACAAGCACCGTTCCAATATCGTGTTTCATTAATTTCAAATATACTACCATCATTCAGCGGATCACCATCATCTTCACTTTGACGTATATGTGTTAGTGTAAAGAACGGTCCTGTCCGAATTAAATCTAATTCCATTTGTGATGGTGCCGTATTTATCCCTCCCCCACCACTAAGGAACACAGGTGTTTTAAATTCTAATAATGCTGGCCCATCATTGATTATCGTACCAAATGTGGTGGGGGTATCAATAGGTGGCATTACCACTAATGAGGCAGCACCGTTTAGTATTGAACGCAATTCAGCTATTCCATTTACAATCGCACCACCCGCCACACAAATAGGTGGGCTTCCGGGTGGCTCGATTATTTGTGTCACTGAATATGAATTATAAAGAATACCATCGTTGAAAACATCTAGACGGGTAGCAACTACGTCACATACACTATCCGAACCAGAAATATAATCACGTAATACCATTGGGTTCCCTGCGACAACTGGAACCTGCCAAGTATTAGTAAGTGAAATTAAATTACTGGTTGCACCCGTTCCTATGCTACGAAAAAGCGTACCACCTATTAACGCGCGGGCACGAACAGCATTGGCTGCGGGCATGGTACAACCTATGCTCCCTGGTATAAAATTAGGTGTACATAATGCCATATTGGTTATCCGGCAAACACGTTGCCAGAGCCCGTGGTAATGACGGCGGAATGCTGGTCACTATGCGGTGGGTCGCTATGTGGTGCGGTTGCATCGTTTACCCTACTAATTGGCAAATTATTAACAAATACACTGCCACTTCCCGTTACAATTACAGTAGGTGGATAAAAGTTATGACCGGGTAACGTGTGACCCGCTGTTAGGCTAGTTATCGTACTCACGGGTAAATTATTTACAAATACATCCCCACTGCCGGTGACAATGGTATCGGTATCCGACAGTTTGTCGGTTATTCGTGCAACAGGTAATGTCATTATTGTTCCGTTGTTAAAATAGTAACAAAATGCAACAAGTGTTTTTTGTTACTGGTTATTCACAATGTCAACGAGCTTGCCAAGATGATCCTTGGACTAACGGCTCTCTTTTGTGCATTTTTGGTCGCCCTGCAACGCATGGCGACCATACTCTTTTAAATTATTTGCTGCATAAAAATCACAATCTATATTAACACCACAATCACAACTATACAACTGTTGATAACTGTTGGCACCCGATTTATTTATATATATAAATATATATATAGGTTATTAGCCATAGTTTATTAAACATAGGGAATACCAATGGAAATCGATAATATTAGACAAAAATATCTTACCGTATTCGAAGCGATTGATGGAATGCGCTTAATCCCCCGTATTTTAGTTGGACTATATGCTTATTTAGTATATAAAACGGTTGCGTGGTATATGAAACTTGAGCCAAAGATGATAGAAAATTGTATTTCTGCCAATATATCGGACTGCATTGTTATTGCACCTACCGCGCAACACTCGATATTACTTTCAACTATTATTGGTGCTGCTGCCGCCGTTTTTGGTCTGTATACCGCTACAGGTAGAAAATGGAACGGCTTCACCCCATGGTCTAAGGAAAAATAATAGTTAACTACTCAACATTTTAGCAAAGGTTTCTATATTGTTGGTGAGCTTTTTCATTTTATATTTACCTAAGAATTGCAAAAATTCAAAGAACGAGTAGGTTCCAGGATTATTCATTTCGGTGGTAATAGTATCCTTAATTAGCTTACGAATATGCGTTGGTTGCTTACTAAGGTCCATTAATAACTCATTTTCCTTAAGTATGTCTTTCACCTTAATAGTTACCCCTCGGTGATCGGTAAACTCCTCTTGTTTGATATTAACCAATTCTATCGGATCATTCCATGCTTTTAAAATTCTGGTTTTCCGAATTCGTGGATATGCGGACTGTACATTGTCGCCAGCATCACCACGAAATATTTTTTCAAACATGAATAATTCAGCACTATTATTCCATTCCGATAATGTTCGATTTTCACCTTTAGCCGGTTCAACCAATTTTACATTTGGTAATCCAAGTAATTGAATAAAGTCCTTATCCGTACTAATAATCGTTATATGATTATCCTTGCTTGCATACTGTTGGCAAAATCCACCAATAAGATCATCCGCTTCCAAACCATCCGCTGCTAAACATACTACGGATGTGTACCGTGTCATTATTTCTTCAAACGTAGATAAATGTTCTTTAAAGCGATCATATTTCTCCATCTCACGGATGCTCATATTTTTTCTACGTTGGGCTTTGTATATTTTACCTGATATACATTCCTTACTCTCTGTATATTTTACCCTCCAGTTAGAACGATCAAACGCCATTATTATTTTATCTGGATTATATTTGTTATAATATTTTTGTAACGTAAGTAGTGATTGATGAAGTGCTAATCCGGCAATGGTAACATCATCTTCCGACTTATTTGCATAAAATGTTCGAAATAGTAAATTTGAAATATCAAAACACAAATAGTTGCTCATCCTAACACCCCGTTGTTATTTTTTATAGTTACTCATACTCACTAGCACTAGGATCACCTTGCGATTCAGTCATCTCCTTCAACAGCATTGTTACATATTGCTGCACGATTTGATCATCATCCGCTCCTGTAATTCCAATTGATTTCAACCAAACAATATAAGCATCATTCCATTCCATCCGCAATCGTTGGCCCTTTTCGGTATCACGAACATCACCAACAAAGTCCACCCAAGGTTCGGATGATGCTAACATTCGATCAACATACGCTTGATAGTCAATGTCTTCCATTTCTTGGCGGATTTCAATTTCTTTTTTCTTCAGTATTTTTTCTTCTTTGATTTCCTCTATTATTTCTTTGGTCACCTGTTTTTTAACGTCCGCTATCATTTCTGGTGTTAATATCCCGTTTTTTGTTAATGTAGATTCAACTTGGTTTATTTCCTCGGAAACTATCACATCTTCTATAGCAGACGTTTCGTCATTTTTTATAACTGGTTTTTTATTGGTCATTTTAAATTCCTACTTAAACTTGCGGCAATACAAAGGTATCAAGGCCATTAATGTTGATTTTGAGAATCCCCTTCCCACCAATTTCAAAATATCCATTTGGGTTTTGCTTGAATAGTGCCAAAATGGTTTTTATTGGATAACTGTGATTAAAGGTTGCGGGTGCGGCATCGTCTAAACGATCAAAGTCGGCGGCAAATTCATGCGTAAACACATCGCTACTGATATCGGTTAATGAAAACTGCACGCCATCACCTCCAGAAAACGCAATAATATCGGAACCCATTGCGCCAGCGCCTTCTTGCATTAATGATACCGCTTCTTGATTCAATTGAATGCGATAAATCAGGTCATCATTGATTTGTTTTGGTGCGTGAATAGTATCAGGATTTGCACAACGATAATCAACCTTAGTGCCATTACAGCGTAGGATGATAGAACGAACATATTCATCTTCGGAGGCGATGGCATCCAAAGAAAAATCATCTTTCTCTTTAACTACTTTAAGACGCGATAACAAGACACCAATACGATTTAAACCAATCGACCCAAACGGCATTTCCAATGTGTTTTGTTGATAAATTACCACGGTGCGATCATCATCAATAGCTCTAATAGTGCCATCTTCGATTATGATATTATCAATGTTGATACTTTTTCCTGTTGTAATAACCGTTTCTAAAAATTGAACTTCTTCTGCCGACAGTTTCATACTGTTCTCCTTATTGTTATTCGTTATTATATTAAAAGTCGAAAATGCTGTCAACTAATTTATGTTGTTTCTCTTCATTTTTTTCATCTTGTGTTTTCCATTCCAAAACAACTACACCGGTATGCCGTTCAATCCACTCGGCAAGAATCCGTCGATGACAAAAGGCACCAGGTGGTTCATAGCATAACAATATTGTACCATCTTCTATCACATCCACTAATGCGTGTGGGCTTACGTTTCTGGCCTTTAAAACGTCTAAATAATCACGGGTATATTTACGTTGATTATAGTTTGCTGAACTTTTCTTTATTTTACCAACCATATCTGTTTTTGGCGCAAGATATTTAAACCATTTACCATCATACCATTCCGGGACAGATAGGCTTATTGCAATTGCCTTTTTATTATTACTATGACGTGCAAAGTTAGATGTGTATATTTTTTTCATTTTTTAAAAGCCTAATAGTGAGTCGTCTGACATACTTTGTTTAGATGGTACTGTTTTATCAATAGCTTTAATAATGTTGCTTAATGGTTTATCTACCAATCGTTCAATATGCATTTTTCGATTTATGTTGAAATTATCAAAAAACCATTGCGGAACCTGCTGTATATCCGTTGGTAATGCAATGCTTTTAAATTTACCAATCATAGTTTGTAAGTAAAAAACCTTAATTTTCATCCCCGATGTTATTTTCATGCTTTCTTTATCACCATACAAGTCAAGACATTTGTTATAATGAATTGCTGCGGCCACATGACCCGGAATAGATATTTTATTATTAGGATCTTGATTATTAAATGTGTGCGTGTACTGTTCAAGCTTTGTGATACCTTTGGGTAATCCTATCAGCAATACATCGGACGTATTATATAATAATTCCTTATATTCAACGATATCAGCCGCTAACTCTTCCCAAGTTGCCCCTTTAAGATATTGTTCTATGAACGTTGTTAATTTTTTAGATATGTGTTTCGGTAGTGTAGTTTTTTTTAATTCAACGCCCATTATTTTTAATTTATCACACAAAAACCCGTCATTATCAACTACCCGTAAAACATATCGTTTTTTATCAATGAAAATTCCTTTAGATGTTATATTTTCCCTAGCTGTAGATATATTAATGGCAAAATCGTCACCGCATAAAAAGGTATCACGCATAAACGCTGGGAAAGATTTATCAACTTCGGTGGCAACAGTATCCGCAATTACGGTGGCTTGTTCTTGTGTTTTACCATGCGTAGTGAAGTAACTTGAATCTGTATTATGTACCAATACGCTGTTTGCAAAAAACATATGGGTATTACCTACTTCAATATCATATACATAATCATCATATTCAATTTCTTCAATTTTATGGGTACCATGTGTAATAGCGAAATCGTATGCGCTATCGCTACCTGTCAAGTGTATTAAACTATTCGTCCCGTCTTCAAGCGCTTGTGGTTTTATTTCAAATAAAACACTTTCGCCATCACTACGTTGCTCGGTATTTTTATATCCAATTAAAGAATGATCTTCGGTAACGTCAACGTAGATCGTATTGGTGAGCCAAACCCTGAACATTTTTTTAGTTGTTTTATGCCGCATGACATACAGTACATCATCGAATATTGTTTTATTTTGGGATTCATCATAGGTTAATGTCTTCATATTTGTAGGAAAATAATATTCTTTTCCGTTGCTATGTTGCTCATCCACTGTTTTAAACATTTGTGATATTTTACATTCACCACCGTTTTCAAGAATAAGTGTTGAATCGCTGGCAACACTGTCACCATAAATCACTGACCATTTCTTTGAATATCCAATATGGGTTTTATCGTTTTTATCAAGCCGCGATGCATCGGGTAGTGTATATTCACCATCTAATAATTCTGTCACCTTTGCACATTGGTGCAGCAATATAGCGCGGCTGGTAGCGGTGGTACTTTCACCTAACCGTTTATCATAAAATCTAAAATATGCATTTAATAAACTACCATAGTAACTGTTAAGTTTTATTTTATAAATGTATTGTGTTTTATCATAATATAATGCCTGTGCCTTGTCGTTTGCCTCAAGACATTTTTGCTTTAGCTCTTGAAAGTGTTGTCGCTTGTCGTACCAGTCATTTAATATTGCTGGCATTATTCCTTGTTTATTTTGTGAAAATACGGTACCGAAACCTGAAATCGCCCAACCCTTCTCCTTAAGAATAGACTTCCAGTCGGATGCTTCTACTTTATGTATATCACCCGATTCCAACTTTAATGATAATATTTTAGAACTATTGTCGTTTATCGCATCGAACGCTTCTTCTTCTTCTAAAAATTGACCAACGATTGTTTCAGGACTAAGATTAAGTGAACGGATAACAGAAGGATACAATGACTTTATATCAATAGAACCTATCCAGTCATGTTCACCAATTTGTGGAATTAGAACAAATGCACCCTTTGCTTTACTCGTTGTATCAGGTGGTGTCACATCATTAACAATAATACCGTTCATTTCATGGTGACAATAATTTACGGTTGCTAAATCCGCCAGTTTAATTGTACCAGTCACATGCTGGAACAACCCGGTGGACATATGTACCATTTGATTCGCAATATCAATATAACCTAATCGTTCTTCAAACCCCTTCAAAATTTCAGTATCCCGCAAGTTATATCGCATAAACATTATGAAATCAGTATGGTACAAATGTGCTAATGACCCTACATATTCAAGTTTAGATAACGTTGATTCACCGGTTTCCTTATCTATTAATATTTCATCAGCAATTGCCTCTAGCTTAAAGGATGGGCGTTCGGTAACTTCGTATTTTTTGAATATTTTTAAATAATCCGCAGCAATTCTACCATAAATGTCAACTACTGTTTGTTCCTCGTTGAAACTATTTAATTCTGTCTTAAAACGTGGGGAACGGGAATCGGGAAAACTTAAACGATTTAAAAAGCGTTTGCCCATTCGTTCTAATCGTTTGGCGGTGTAGGGGTCATCAAATCCATGACTATTCCAGCCACTAATGACATCGGAATCTTCAATTTCATCTAAAAAATGCTTTAATAATTCGGATTCATCCACACATATATTGACTTCAACCGTGCAATCAGTGGGTAATGGTGCTTTTTTGGCAAGTTCTTCCAATAATTCCGCACCATCTATTGGCCCATCATAGTTCGGGGGTGGAACAGAATATAAGACCATTCTATTTTCCCAGTTATTGTATAGTGCCAAAGAATTGATAGGTGCGTATGGGTCATCAATAGATGCATATCCACGTTCTAAATCATAATCGTTTTCTATATCATAGAATGTTATATGTAGCGTTGGAGCGGCAACACCATAATAATGTTCGGATAATATTTTTAAATCAGGGGAAATATCAGATTCAAACAAGATTTGTCCGGCGCTAACAGCAGACATCTTCGCGGCGATAAATTCTTTCCCCGTAGCAAAATCATGCCGTTCAAGCTTATCGCCATATATGCTAGTGTATGTACCATTATCCGATTTAGTATAATAGTAATATGGGGCGCGATAATTAACAATTTGACGTTTACCATCCACACGTTCCCACACCAAAACATCATTATTCTTTTTAATTGCACTAATATAACTCATTACTTCCTTATTATTATTATTATTATTTAATCCATGGTATCGCTTCGCGCTTTACATGTCAAGCAATTAAAGCGACCACTTTCAAATAAGTTTGCTGCGTTGAAGGTGGTATTCCGGCAACTAGGGTAAAAGCAACATTAAAATCATTATTGCGCCATTAATTTTTCGGCAACTTGAATAAATACATCCAGACAATATTTGTAACTATTAAACCGAAGTTACCATAGCATTTATCAAGGAGAGGACAGCATGATATCACTTCCACCCAAGGGCGACACCGCAAAAAAATTGGGAGCTTATTTTACACCACTACGGGTTTCCGCGCAAGCCGTTCCTAATATGAGTGTTTTCGTATCTGAAGGTTCATTCTGGACAGCCAATAACGAACATATGGAATATTTTGGTGGAACAAGTCCTACAGTTTCCGCACCCGCCTCCGATGCGAAATGGGTGCTAATTACGGTAACAAGTACCGGATTGTTAAATGTAGTGGACGGTATTGCATCAGGAACACCAGTGTTACCACCTGCATCCTCATACACCAACGAGTTACCTCTGGCCGCGTTGTTTATTGGCGACACTACTACCGCAATTACCGATGCAATGATATTTGATGCCAGACCATTATGGTCAATTCCACCCGACAGCGTTAGTCAAGCTCAATTGAATAACTTTGCAACAATTACATACGTTGATAATGGTTTAAATTTAAAAGCGGATGTTACCGGCACCGCGAATGCTGATTTTACATTAAATGTAGGCGGTTCGTCAATAAACGACAGTGGAATATATATTGACCGTTTTTCTGGCCCGAATGTTGGTATTAGATTTAATGAAACCGTTATGGTGGGTAGCCCACCCGTATCTACCGCATTGTGGGAATTTACGAATAATGGTACCGATTATTTTCCTCTTGGTGCGAGTACCGGTACATTTTATTCAATCGCAGCATTGGACGCAGGTGCCTTGGACTCTTTATATTATCAGGAAAATGAATTTGGTGGTATTCCGGGCGCGGGCGTGTTGGACAGTAGATATTTTGAACAGTCGGTCGCCACCAGTATGTTTGCCCCGACTATGCATACCCATTCGGCGGCTGTTATAACTGACTTGGACGCGGCGCTGAATACTTATATTACCGGCACAATGATGCTTAATGATGTGTCCAATGTGTCGGTTGGCGCGCCAGTGTTAAATGATTTAATACAGTTTGATGGTACTAGTTGGAGTAACATTTCAATTGTCAACGCGGTTGGCAACGAATATGTTCGTCGTTCAGGAAGTGTTGCAGAAACAATTACTGGCATTAAATCGTTTGCGGATACCACCGCTTTCCAACAAAATGTGACTATAGCGGGTGATCTCACTGTAGTGGGTACAAATACTAGTTTGGATGTTACCAACTTAGTAGTAACTGATCAAAATGTCACACTTAATGCTGGATATGTAGGTGCTACATCCGGAAGTACCGGGTCTGGTATACATATTGACCGAAATGGTATTATTGATCCACAGGCAGTAATCGTATGGGATGACGCAATAGCGGGTGGACGATGGACGGCTGGTTTGGATGGTACGGAAGAAGTAGTCGCATTGGAAAACGTTACGGCTGCCCAACCATTATATGAACGGGTAGAGCCATTAGCAGTGGTTGCGGTATATTCATTGACATTTGGCGTACCGGCACCAGCTGTGGGCTCGGCTGGTATTCAGGTGTTTGTGAATGGCATTAAGCAAGTTGAAGGTGCTACTAAGGCATTTACCGTTGACTTTAGTAATCCAGCCCAGGTTGTTGTTACGTTTAATGCCGGTTCTGAACCCGCAATTGCAGACGATGTGGAATTTTATGGTTTTGGAACAATTGGATAATTAATTAACATTTTTATAAAAGGAGTGGGACATGCCACAAGTTAGAGTAACCGCAGAACAATTAAATGTATTAAGTGTTGCGGATGGAATCGCAGCTGATCCCACCGCTATCGAGGCCATTGCTACTGGTGTTATCGCCGAGCCTGCTGCTGCTGCCATGTTTGATGCCGAATATCTTCGGTTAGACGGAACGGTATTGATGGAAGGCAATCTTGATCTTGGTACCTTTGATTTGATAACAACAGGAACGGTAGACGGTCGTGCGGTTGGTGCCGATGGTATTGTTCTTGATGGGCATGTTGGAAACGATGGGATACACCGCGTTATAAATGATAGTGGAACGTTGACCACCGAATTATTTTCTGCCAGTAAAATTATTGCGGATTTAGCATTAAAGTCTGATACCGGTCATGTTCATGTCGCTGCTGATGTTACAAGTGGAACTTTTGCAGATGCACGCATAGCCGTTAGTAATGTATCTCAACACGTTGCCGCAATTGACCATGACTTGTTGTTGAACTTTGATCCTAATGAACATTTTACGCAAGGCGCAATAAGCATAACAGAAAGTCAGATATCCGACTTGCAAAGTTATGCATTGATTGGTCATTCGCATGACTTGGATAATTTGAATAATGTCTCAGTCGCTGCCGCTACTAATGGTCAAGTATTAACGTATAATCTGGGGACCACTACATGGGAAGCGGTTAGTCCTGTATCAGGGGTAACAGACCATTTACTTTTAAGTAACATAGGTACTAATTCACATGCGCAAATTGATACGCATTTAGCGGATGCAACTATTCACCGCGTTATAAATGATAGTGGAACGTTGACCACCGAATTATTTTCTGCCAGTAAAATTATTGCGGATTTAGCATTAAAGTCTGATACCGGTCATGTTCATGTCGCTGCTGATGTTACAAGTGGAACTTTTGCAGATGCACGCATAGCCGTTAGTAATGTATCTCAACACGTTGCCGCAATTGACCATGACTTGTTGTTGAACTTTGATCCTAATGAACATTTTACAGAAGGCAGTATTAATCATGCTAATATTGTTGGGATTGGTACTAATTCACATGCGCAAATTGATACGCATTTGGCGGATGCAACTATTCACCGCGTTATAAATGATAGTGGAACGTCGGCCACCGAATTATTTTCTGCCAGTAAAATTATTGCGGATTTAGCATTAAAAGCGGATTTATTATCACCTACCTTTACCGGTCTGCCCGTCTTACCAACAATCGCGAAGGCTGGCTTGACCCTTGGTTCTGGTTTGGCGGGTGAACCAATCGGCTCAACTGTATATGTTACCGATGATGCAGCGTCGCCCGTGTTTATAATGGCTTGGGTAGATGGAACCTCGACTTGGGTGCGTTCGGATACCGGGGTTGCCATCGTATAACATGCCATCGGTTACACTTGAAAAGCTTAAACGTCTAACCAACAACCTGAAAACGGTTGATGGTGATTTTGCAGAAGTTGGTGTGGCACGCGGCGGAACGTTCAAACACATCATCCAAGTAGCATTATCATATCAAAAAGCGGCACATGCTTATGATAGTTTTATTGGCATGAATACACCATCGTCCAATGATGCTGGTCAATATCCAAAGGGGAAGTTCGACGTTGGTGGGGTAGACGGCTTTAATATGATAATGAAGAAATTAGGGTGCCACCATTCAACATATAAAACATTCTCCGGATATATTCCCGAATGTTTCAACGGGGTTGATGCCCAACAACGGTATTCATTTATATATTTAGATGTAGATCACTATGACGCAACCAAAATAGCATTACCGTGGTGCTGGGACAGGTTGAATATAGGTGGAATGCTATTATTGGATGACTATTTTATTAACAAAAAGGCATTGGCATCGTTAGCAATCAACGAATGGTTAGCCACAGTTGTTGACGAATATAATTATATTGAACTGCTGAACACACAACTCGCTATTACTAAAAAAGTGGGATAGCTAACTGTTGCTATTTCGCCAGTGTACCCAAGTTGTAGGAAGACCACTTCCAAATTCAGCATGCTGATTTGGAAGTGGTCGCTTCACAAATGAATTAACTGTCTTGTATACACCGACATATTATTTTCCTTCGATGACGGATTCGTACAATATTTCAAAAGATTCATTTTCAGACTGTAGGTCAGCATATGAATGCGAAAACATTGTTCTTGCCATTTTATTAACAAACTTTTTCTTTATCATGAACTTTTCTTCGGCGGCTTCCGCGATTTCCTTCATGTGTTCTTTTTCTGCTTGAATTCGTTCAAGACTATTTGTCATTTCCACAATCATCATTTTTAATGCCTTGCGTTCTTCCGGGTTTGATGTGACGGACATAATATCTTCCTTTTATTTTTGTTACGTTTTTGACTACTGGCGCTAGTCTGGTAATATTATTTTACGAACAGGACTTTGCGTTGCCGCTTTACTTTTTTCAAATTCTTCGGCAATTTCATCGTTCCATTCTTCAATTTCAAGCAATATCACTTTTGCCAATTCGTAGTTACCACGGCGTTGGTGCAGAAACGCTAATTCGCGTTTCTGCCCCAATACCTGATTGGCGGCTTCAAGGTATGATATTTCATGAATTTCCTGAAGACTATTAATTATTTCTTCTTCAGGAGGTGAAAAATATACAGCCATTTTATTCGTATGTAATCCAAGTATTACGGAATAACCCACCACCCGGCATTGATGCCAAGCGTGTAATCGTTTTTTCGGAACCTACTGTTCCTTTGCCATTCAGGGCTTTACTTGCTGCGCGGGCGGAACGATACACCCGGACATTACCCGAACTCTGATTGGTCGCTACTATTCGTTTTGTTGTCATTTTACGTCTCCTATTTAATAGATGTTTTTATTCAACGAACGAATGATATACCACTAAATAATGAATGTCAACTAATTTATCCAAGTTACAGGAATACCACCACCAAATTCAGCTTGCTGATTTGGTGGTGAGCGTTTCAACGTTCAATGACGACATATCGTAGTGGTTTCGGCAACTTGGATAAATAATACAATAACAGGGGGAGATCATGGCAAAATATTTAGATCGGGTAATCAAGGAAATGCAACAATATAGTGATATGGGTATGCCCGATGGTGAAGGCGTTATGGGTATGGGCGATACCTCTAGTCTTGGTATGCGCGGTAGACGAAGCGATGTGAAACTAAAAGCATACAAACTTAATGATATTCTACAGCGCAGAAATCGCGCAGAAGAAGAAGAATTAGACATGTATTCAATGAACAATAAGCCCAATGTTGTTGAATTAAAACAGTTTTTTATGGATACGCCATCACCAACTGATGAAGAAATTGCGGATTATGCTGAACAACACGGTATGGACTTGCAAGATATGCGCCAAGCGGTGTATGCCTTAATCCAATCATTGCTTCCTAGCGATGACATGCAAGATATTGATTCCGAAATGGGCAGTGATATGAATGGCGATGATGAAATTGCGTTTTCGGTACGAAGCGATACGGGTGAACGCCCTGCTGGTAATGAAATAGATAATACAGAACGCTTTTAATCAAATGAAAGATTGCACGGGCCTTAATAGTTCATGTTCAAACACGGTTGGACCGGATCAGGGTCTAAATCGTGATGGAACGGTTCCGAGCACGCCTTCTTCAGGTAATTGCGCCGAAGGTTCGGGGCTTGATACCAACCCGGATTTTAGGTGTAAACCATTTTCATTAGAAAATAATAAAGGTAACGACTACATTGAAACACTTACCAATGAGGCGTTAAGTATTGGGGGTACCACGTTAAATGTTTTTAAATTATTAGGTGTGCATGAACAAGGTCAATTAGTTGATTGCGTTGGTCGGGGTGGCGCTCTATCAAATGGTGACCTTCCAAACTTCCCTGCCAGCAATGCGTTTAATAAGTTCGTATCGGAATGGCGTTCAATACAACGCGGTGCGGGGGTAGAGGCATCCGCATATATTGGGTATGACTTTGGAAGTATAAAGACAAATGATAACACACGCGATGCCTATGGTATTGATACCAGCATATATAAGCGAATCGCAACGATTGCTATCAAGCAATCATCTAATCCAAATCGTAGAATAACACGGGCGAGGATTGAACGTTCAAATGATGGTGTAAAATGGTATGGTGTCGAAGCAATTACATTACCAAACGACGATTGTTTAAATACAATCCAATTTAAAGACTCAGTTCCTGCGAGATATTGGAGAATCCGGGCATTAGATTTCAATGGCACCGATACCAATGATGTTTGGGCGGTTGCCGCTTTTCAATTATTCCACGATTATGTCGGCACCGATCTGTACAACATACAGGATAAGGTATTACTTGAAAACCGTGATAGAAATTACAATCAAGAAGCAATTCCAATAAAAGGCTATTATGAATTAACGGATAACTTAATTGATGTTAGTGGTTTTGGTATAGAATTGCCAAGTTTAGCAATGTATATCACCGTTAGTTTTGTGGGCACAGTTGCCGCACTTGGCCGACCACCGGTAATTGGTGATATAATCGAAATTCCAGCGGAAGCCCAATTTTCGGGGAAACTTGAAAAAATATTAAAATGGGTGGAAATCACCGATATTGGTTGGGATACAAGTGGATACACGCCTGGATGGCGACCAACATTGTTGCGTATAGTGGCACAACCTGCGTTCGCCACGCAAGAAACACAAGATATATTTGGTGACCTTTCACAAACTTTACCGGATGACGTTGGTAGTGTTGTCGGTGAGGATGGCAACAATACCACATATCAGGACTTCTTTGATGTTAGTCAGACCTTAGAGATTGAAGCTAGGGATGCGGTACCTGAACGTGGGGCGGAAGGTTCTAGTGCTATTCGTGAATTGGAACCTGAGGAAATACAAGCAGCAGCTGAACAAGGAGTGACAACTTTACAAAAAATTGGGTTGAATTCAACCGGGTTGTATGTAGAAGATGCAATGCCGCCCAATAATGCCGCATTTACGGAAAATGACATTTTCCCCGATAATCCAAATAATGCGGATTATCATAGATTAACATATTCAGGCTTAGCGGATGATATTCCAGCACGCCTCTATCGTTATTCAACCGCAAAAGGCCGATGGATATTTTTAGAAACTGATTTGAGGGCACTATACAATACAACAAAAACAACATTAAAAGAGTTTATAACTAGCCCCAGTGCGGTTGATAATCAAGAAATTACAAGGAATAGTGAAACACTCGATAAGGATTGTTAATTCGGCGCACTACACACTTCTGGTGATAAAATAATAGTTGCGATTGTAATGTTATTTTTATCAAGATAGATATATTTAAACTGCATGTTTGAATATATAATATTACGAAGACTCGCTTTACTGAAACTACATATTTCATTAATCAATATCGGTCGTTCAACATCAATTAATTCCTGTTTGCGTATTTCAAAATATGTTAAACTATTTAATTTCATTGTAAATATAAGGAAGGGACGGCGGAATGTTACTTTTTCTAAGCTAACAATGTCATTTTTCATTTGGGGCAATCGTTCATTTACAACCGCTAATTTGACATCAATATTTGTCAAAAAATTACCATCTTGCTCATCCGTCATCTGTTGGAATACAACAAGCATCAGACCGGCTACTATTGTTATTAACAATGCATTAAAATGTGTTATAAAAAATAATTTCATATTTAATTTACTATTAGATATCTATTAAAAATTGCCTAAACATATTATTTGTCTCATCGCTTGGAAAGCGCAATGTCTCCAATAACTGGGTTGCTTGTATTGGTACAGTATGCTGTTCATTAGTGGCCAGACTATCATGTTTTGTTAATGGATATGATTTAATATCATGTATTACTACTTTGCCATTTTCATATTCTTCCACTTTCACTAGTTTAAACACGGTAGAAGGTAATGCGCGATACTCTTCACTATGCTCGGTGAGGCGACTAAAGAATAGCACAACACCATTAGTTAATTTACCAAGCCAAATACCACCCGCCGCATCATTGAAAATAAAACCACAACACGATATCTTTTTCATAATAGACCCCATATCTGCTTCTTAGCACGACCTAATCACTGGCGTTGCATGTAAATATTAGTAGTATTAATTCATAATGCAAGTAAATATTATTTTTTTAGCTTAGTCATTGTTAACATTACAGAAGTAGGAATTATGTGTTATATTTTTTTGAATTTTGGCTTTCGTGCGTTATTACTTCCGGTTGAACCAAAGAATTCATTCCATGGTAGGATATAGGTTCGTAGTGTTTTAATGTTTTCTAAAATAACAAATGTGTTAGATTTATATACCGGCAATGTACCGGCCACCATTACGTACCGATATGTTTCACCATCAACGGAATAAACAAACATTTCATCGATATTTTCATCCTCAAACTGTTCGTCAGTAGTAAACCCGCCGCTTACTTTATTTGTTGTAACCATTTTATAAAGCCTCATTCGTGATTGGGTTAAAGTTTATTGAAGCGACCACTTCCAAATCAAAGATTTGGAAGTGGATTCGCACAATGGTCACCCATTGTGTCTTCTGTGTTTCCACAGACTCCTCCAACGAGCGCTTGACTTCCCAAGCGGAGAATATTCGTTGCTGCATTGACATCGC